AGTAGGAGGACTCCCTTTTTTTATATATAATCTTCCCCAATAAAATGTAATAATATATACAACTTACCAGCTATAATATACAATCCCTCCACAACAATATATTCCAATGCAACCAATCCATAAAACAACCATACAATAACAATACAATCCCAATTTCAAAATATATTTCATCAAATTTCACATAATAACAATATAATAGTTTAATACTTACCAATTATATACCAAACAATTTTAAAGATATATTCTATTCCTTCAATCCACAATAGAAAAAACTCAATCAATCAAACGCATTATACTATCCTTCATTCCTTATATATTTTTCCGAGCCTATTGCAATCCCGATCCATATGTGCTATACTATAGGCGTGGTCAAGGGAGACCAGCCACAAATCGGGGCGGCGGCCGTAAAACGCGCGAAAGGGAAATGAAAAAATGATTTACTTTGTAAACCCTTGCACGAAAGACCGAATTGAATACGATGATATTGCAAATCGTATCTTTGGCAAAAAAGAATTGCCTGTTGATTTAAACGGAATTGTTAAACAAATTGTAGATGCAAAATGGGAAACATTTTACGCAATGACCGAAAACAAGCGGTCGGGAATATACAAAATTTATGATACGGAAGATATTCCTTGCTATTTGGTTTTGTCGCTTGTGGATATAACATTGTTGCATTATGCCGCTATCAACTCAATGGCCCGCGGATATGTCTCTCGCAAACGTCTTGGCATAATCGAGCCGTATAATGGGCGATACGGGATTGGCTATAAATGGTATACAAATTGCCCGAAATCAACGCAGTATAAATTAGTATCATATCTTGTATTTTGAATCCTTCTGACGAGTCTTGCGGGAGTAAGGCGAAACGTGCTGTTTAACAGTGCGTCAAGGAATCCGAAAAAATACAATAAATGGATTTCGTAGAAAGGCAAAAACTATGATGAATGAAACTCTCACTGTAATCAACAAGAAAAGTGAAATAATTGACGGTATCAATACAGCAACCGCATCAATTTACAGTTCGTTTGTCGCTGAAAGCAACAACGATAAGGCGAAATTGTATAACGCACTTAATTCGCCCGAAGTAAGAATTGCGGACCACATAGGGAAGGAAATTAATGTAAAAGACGTTATAATTGAACCTGTTGAGATTGTCGATGACAAAACGGGCGAAGTTCGTACAACACCGCGTGTAACATTGATTGATGTAAACGGTCATACATACACTGCAACGTCTTATGGAATATATAATTCCCTTAAGCGAATTTTCGGGTTGTATGGCTCGCCTACATGGGAAGACGGCATTCCCGTGCGTGTGCGACAGATAACAAACGGCGCAAACCGGATTTTCACTTTGGATATTGTCACAAAATAATATCCAAAACAGGAATACAATATATTAAGAAAATGGTTCACGCACTATAACCGATAATTTATAGTGCGTGAAAATTTAAAAAAGGTGTGATATAATGACAAAACAGGATGAGCTTTTGCGAAAAGCGGTAAAAAACTTTAATGCGAAGATAAAGAGGCTTGAAAAGAAGGCCCAACTGTCAGCGGAATATATTCCTATTCCGCAAAAAGTATATGTTTCTAAAATAAAAAACAGCGGCGCAAACATTGAAAGCGTAATTTCGGAATTGCAAGCATTTACAGCAAAGCCGAAAGTTACCGTTGATTCCGAATTAAAGAAAATGGTAAAAGCATATAATGAAAAAGCAAAAAGGTTTGAAAAGCGGGGTTTTAATGTTGATAAATTATCATATTCAAAATTGAAAGATAGCTCCGATGTTGCAGATACAAAGGCTATAATAAAAGACTTTATGGAGGGAGGATATAAAACAGTAAAAACGGAAAAGGGTGTCGAATTGCCCGATGCAATATACAGAAAGGCGAAAAAACAGTTAGACATAATAAACGAACGCCGCGCGAAACAACGCGCGAAGGTAGGCGAAATTGAGCGGGGTAATTTGGCGCAAATGGGGCGAATGCGTGATGTTAATTTGCTGCCGAAACAGGATATTGATCAAATCAGTATGCGCGATATGCCGTCTTATTTGCGCTCCCTTGAAACACAAACTCAACCGAATTATCTTGAAAAAAAGAATTTGAAATATGTGAATAATTATATTTCAATGCTAAATAATTTATTTGACACTAACGATCCACGATTGAGAGAAATAATAAACAAAATACATTCGATTAATATTGACGATTTCATTAATGCAAGTTTGGGTTCTGATTATTTGTTTATTTTATTTTATCGTGATCCCGTTGAGCGTGAAAATCAAAGGGAAATTATTTACGACAATATCATGAGATTATAAAAAATGTATGTTGCTGACTTTGAAACTACAACGAACGCGGATGATTGCCGCGTGTGGGCATGGGGATTATGTGAAATAGGTAATATTTCAAATTTTATTTATGGGAATAATATTTCATCGTTTTTTGAAAAGATGAAAGAATTATCAAAACAGCAGGAAACAATATATTTTCATAACTTAAAATTTGATGGTGAATTTATAATTTATCATTTATTAAAAAGTGGCTGGTGTCATATAACGGATGAAGATAAGCAACCGAACACGTTTCAAACACTTATAAGCGACAAGGGAATATTTTATTCAATTACAACATATTTTAAGATTCTAAAAAAGAAAAATCATAAAATAACTTTTTTAGATTCTTTAAAACTTTTACCGTTTAAAGTCTCGGAAATTGCAAAAGCCTTTAATTTACCAATTCAAAAAGAAGAAATTGACTATACGGCGGATCGTGAAATTGGGCACGAATTAACAATTGATGAGATACATTATTTGCGCAATGACTGTCAAATTGTGGCGCAAGCACTTGAAATATTATTTCAGCAGGGCTTAACAAAAAATACGACAGCAAGTAACGCAATGACAAATTACAAAGAAATGATAACGAAAAAATGTTTTTCAAGGTGGTTTCCAGAACCCGATTACGATACTGATGTTCGACAATGCTATCGTGGAGGCTTTACATATGCAAACCCGCGTTTTACTCATAAAATAGTTGGCAACGGAATTGTATTAGATGTTAATTCTTTATATCCTTCCGTAATGTATTATTGCAATTTACCATATGGAGACCCAATATATTATGATGGTAATTATGAAAAAGATGATTTATATGATTTGTATGCGCAAATGATACGGTGTAATTTCAAATTAAAGAAAAATTATATTCCGACAATACAGCTAAAAAACAGCACGGCATTCAATCCAACGGAATATATAATTGACAGCAACGGCGAAGATGTTACATTATGTTTAACTTCCGTTGATATGGAATTATTTCAAGCACATTACAATATTTATAACGTAGAATATATCGGAGGTTGGAAATGGAAGAGTTCGAATATTATGTTCCGCTCATATATAGATAAATGGTATGCTGTAAAAAAACAAGCAACGATTGAAGGTAATAAACCATTGAGAACTATTGCAAAATTGATGTTAAATTCGCTTTACGGAAAATTTGGCATGAACCCGAATGTGCGCTCAAAGATTCCTGTAATTGATCCGCTGAATGACAACGTACGATATTTATTCGGCGAATGGGAACAGCGCAAGCCGATTTACATTCCGATTGCGGCATTTATAACCGCATGGGCAAGATACAAAACAATTTCAAGCGCGCAAAAAGTATTTCACCGTTTTTTATATGCGGATACTGATTCATTGCATTTATTAGGAAATGACATTCCAGAAGAATTGGAAGTTGATGATGTAAAGCTTGGAGCATGGAAACATGAATCAAGTTTTACAAGAGCCAAATTTTTAAGAGCTAAAACATATATTGAAGAAATTGAAGGTAAACTAAATGTAACATGTGCGGGAATGCCCGCAAATTTACACTCACAAGTTACTTTTGAAAACTTCACGGAAGGTGCAAAATACGGCGGAAAATTGCGACCTGTGCATACGGCAGGCGGAATTGTGCTTGATGAAACAGAATTTACAGTGCGAAAGGGATAAAAATATGTATTACGAAATAGGAAAAGCGTTGAGTTATAATTGTTTATTTAATTTTATCGTTGGTATGCGTGGTGTGGGTAAAACATACGCTTTTAAACGATGGGCAATACAGGATTTTTTAAAAAATAAAAATGAGTTTATATACATTCGGAGGTATAAAACGGAGGTGACGGCGCAAAGGTTAAAATCGTTTTTTGATGATATACAAGCAGAGTTCCCAATCGTCAATTTTAAAGTGAAAGGAAATATGTTTTATATCAATGATGAGTATGCAGGGCAGGCGCAAGCATTATCAACGGGGAAGATCCTAAAATCAATTCCTTTTCCGAAGGTAAGCAAAATATGTTTTGACGAATTTATCCTTGACAAAGGGGTTTATCATTATTTGCAAGATGAAGTAACAAACTTTTTAGAATTGTATTCAACAATTGCAAGATTGCGAGATGTTGTAGTTTTCTTTTTGTCGAATGCTTATACAATTTCTAATCCGTATTTTGACTATTTTAATATTGTGCCGCCGTACGGGAATAAAACGATAAAGCGAATTAATAATGAAATATTGGTAGAGGTAATAAAGAATGAAGAATATACAAATGCGGCAATGAAAACGCGGTTCGGCTCAATCATAAACGGCACGGCATACGGTAAATATAATATGGAAAACGATTTTTTGAGAGATAATAAGAATTTCGTTCAAAAGAAAACCCAAAGTGCGAAATATTATTTCACGATATTATATATGAATAATACTTATGGAATATGGGTAGATTATAAAGAAGGTTTAATTTTTGTATCCCGTGATATTGACGAAAGCTGTTTAATAAAATATGCACTGACAAATTCGGATCTCCAACCCAATATGCTATTAGCAGTTCGAAAGTCGATATGTTTGCAGACTTTACGAAATATGTATAATGTAGGTGCGGTTCGATATGAATCCGTAAAAATAAAAAATGAGTTTTCGAACGCATTTAAACTAATACGCGCTTGACAAAAATAAACCTATGTGCTACAATAATTTTGCGGGGAACATGTTTAAAATAACGTTGCGAGTTCAGAGCGTAACGGGTGAAACCGACTGAACCGCTGAATAGGTCTTACAAACTAACGTTAAACAGTTCCCTTGCAATTATAATAAAAAGGAGTTTACATTTTATGGAACAATGGATTCAGATTATATCAACATATGGCGTATCGATTGCGGCGATGATAGCACTTGCATGTTACATTGTCAAAAAAGACAAGGAAAATCAGCAAAGTATCAGCGAAATTATGAACGATCATAAAACAGAGGTGAATGAGCTGAGAAAAACTATTGAAAATAATACTCTTATTGTCAGTAAACTTTATGAGAGGTTGAGTAAAGAATGAAAAATGCCGAAGATTTTGTAAAATATCTTTTCAAGCGTTTGCCCAAAAATAAACTATTGGCAGGCACATATTATTGTGGTGTAACCGACAGCGAGATCGGAACAGTCCCCGCACATTATTTGATGGGTACGACGGGACAAAAAGCAACGCAATGGCGGCTTGATTATGCATATACTAAATATTATCAGTCAAATTACAGTAAAGCTGAGTTTGATAGTAAAACGCAAAACTGGATTACAGACAACGCATATTTGTACGACTGCAACGGATTGATTGATGCTTTTGTTGGACAGGATAACAACGCGGCAGGTAACTATACAAATTGGTGTGGTATTAAAGACGATGAGGCACTTGAGTATATCACCGAAAAGGGCGAACTTGCGGCGGGTGCTTGCGTTTTTAAGCGCAATTCAAGCGGAAGAATACATCATGTGGGATATGTAGTCGGACAAAACGCAAGCGGCGTTCCGCTTATTATTGAAGCTAAATCGTTTGTTGACGGGATTATAATGTCAACACTTAATGACGGATGGAATGAATACGGAATTCCTAACAAAATACTTGTTTTTCCCGAAATTGAAAGAACCCGATTCCGAGTAACAAGCCCAATGCAACGCGGCGAAAAATTTGAATTAATGCAAAGAGCCTTATCTGCAAACGGCTATGATGTCGGAAAAATCGATGGTCGCTGGGGCACGAAGTCACAGGCTGGATTCGATGAAATGCTGTCGGTAAACGGTAAAATGGCAAAAGTGAAAGTACAAATAAACGGTGTCACCGTGCTGAATGGAGAATACTAATATGAAACGTAGTAAAGAAGAATTACTTCAATCTTTGAAGGGTTTTATTGGAGAGGACGAAAGCGAAAACGCAATAGCTTTTCTTGAAGATTTTTCCGATTCTTTCGCCGATAATTCGGATGAATTGATAGAAGTCACAAACAAATATAATTCACTTAAGAAACGATATAAGGAACGATTTTTCGGTGAAGGTGATGAAGGTGAAAAGCTTGCGGAAGATGAAGCCGAAGACGAAAAAAAGGAAATTAAAATAAAAGATTTGTTTACGGAGGAATAAACATATGCCTACAAGACCTAAAAAATATGTGTTGACGAATGTATCAAAAGATGTTATCAACGGAATTATAAACGAAGGGTTTTCAACAAACTATAAGAATTATATACCGTTCACTGCAACGGATGCGGATTCGATCCGCGCAATTGGTAAAATTATTATGGATTCTCCCAATTTGCGCAATGCGTTTGCAACGGATCTGATCAACCGAATTATACTTGTCACAGTAACAAGTAAAATATACGATAACCCTTGGGAAAGCCTCAAAAAGGGTGTTTTGTCGTTGGGTGAAACAATTGAAGAGATTTTTGTTAATATTGCAAATGCGGAGCTTTACAACCCCAATATTTCAAGTGAAACGGTTTTTAAAAGACGCATTCCCGATATTCGCGCCGCATTTCATATTGTAAACTATCAAGTAAAGTATCCTGCTACAATTTCGAATGAGGATTTGTCAGCGGCGTTTACAAGCGAAAACGGCCTGTATTCACTAATTGAAAAAATATACGAAAGCCTCGTGAGCGCAAGCAATTATGATGAATTTAATATTATGAAATACCTTATTGCGCTGAATATTGTAAACGGCAATATTAAGGCAATTTCAGTTCCCGCAATTTCGACAGATGCCAATGTTAAATCTGTTGTTACTCAAATTAAGGCAACTTCCAATAAAATGAAGTTTATGACGGCAGATTACAATATTGCGGGTGTAAAAACACATTCACAGCATGTAAACCAAACTGTTATTGTAACAGCCGATTTTGATGCGGCAATTGATGTTAACGTACTTGCGGCGGCTTTTAATATGGATAAAGCCGAGTTTTTGTCTAAGCGGCTTATGGTGGATTCGTTCGGAGATATTGACATAAATCGACTTGCACAGTGCGCGCCGGAAACATGCGAAAATATTACATATGATGCGAACGGAAATGTAACGTCCGCAACGCTTAAAGGTATTACAACTGAACAGCTTGCCGAATTGGGTGAAATCCCTGCCGTCATTATAGATGATGATTTTCTTCAGATATATGACCGACTTATTACTATGGAAGATATTCGCAACCCCGACGGACTGTATACTAATGCATTCCTTCATTGCTGGAAGATTATTAGTGTTTCGCCTTTTGCGCCTGCCGCAACTTTCAGCGACAGCGTGGCGGCGGTTAACAGCGTCACTATTTCGCCCGCAAGCGCAACGGTTGTTCCGAACAGCGAAATACAGTTTAACGCAAAAGTTAGCGGAACGGGATTCTTTAATAAATCTGTTACATGGACGCTTAATGGTGCGAACTCAAGTAAGACATATGTTGACGTTCGCGGAACAGTATTTATCGGTGTAGACGAAACCGCAACAACGATAACACTTAATGCAGATTCAAACGAAAATCCATCAAAGGGAGCAACCGCAACAATTACCATATACAAAGGTAAGTAAAACTTTGCAACCGACATTTATGACGGTTACAAAATTATCGTAACAATTACAAATGGAGGAAGGCGGGTAATAGTAAACTATTGCCCGCCGTAAAACAATGTTAGCACCAAGCCCAAATTCAAAAATTCAATTATTTAATAATATCAACATTGATATTAATTACGAACACACACTTTATTTTGCGAGTGTATCCGCGCAAAATTCATTTTTTGCGCAATGGGTAGTATACAGTGCGGATAAAGCAATATATGTTCGCGAAAACGGAAGAATCCGCTTACCGTTTACAGCCGATACATTGATAGGGTGTAATTATTTGCGTTATCAAAATACAGGTTATTTGAACCGTTGGTTTTATGCTTTTATAAAGAACATATTTTATATAAATGATAATACATGCGAAATAGAATTTGAAATAGATGTTATCCAGTCCTTTAAACTGTATTGTGAAATTCCTGCATGTTGGATTGAGCGAAATCATGTTTATGAAGATTGGGTAGGCTCAAACCGTGTAGAAGAAAATATATCAATCGGTGAATACGTTGTTGACAGCGAAAGTAAAGCACCGTTCGGGAATAATTGGAGTGTTATAATGTATTCGTCATTCAACCCCGCGAATTATGAGGCCGCGGGCGGCGAATTGGTAAAGGGAATGTATAGTGCGCTCGAAAGAACGGAAATCGGTAAAATAAGTATTGCAAATGGAAGTGGTGTATGGGTAGTTGATGCAAGAGACAAAATAAAAGATATTGTAACAAATCACGCTGACAAAGTGGAAGGTGTAATATCAATTGTGTTGACGCCAACAGAATTTGAAGGTGGGTTACAAGATCTTCTATGGACAATAAAAAGAGATCCGAAATTTTTGGGAGTGAATGTAAATAACAATAAGCTGTTCACAGCGCCGTTTTATTGTCTTTATGTTTCAACAGGTTCGGAGGGTAAAATGTATGATTTTGACGATAGCACCGCAGGCGATGGGCTGGGCAGTATTACATTTAATATTGAAAGTGATTTAGCACCAACACAAAGTGTTAGTGCAATTCCGATAAGTTATAAAGGAAGTTCAAAAAATTTCAGCGAAATGTGTATTATGACAGGTTTTCCGCAATGTGCATGGGTAAGCGATTCTTTTAAAACATATCTTGCGCAAAATTCCGCCAATTTACTTTTATCAAGTGCTTTAGCAGTCGGGCAAATTGCGGGTGGTATTGCAATTGCGGGCGGATCGGGCGGAGCGGCGTTACCGATTGGCGGCGGTATGATAGTAAGCGGGGTAACGTCAGTAGGTCATATATTAGCAGATGTTGATAAAGCAAGCCGAATACCCCCGAAAGTGAGCGGTAATATTACTGGCACTGCATTATATTCGATGGGAAATAAAACATTTCGAGGTTATATATTGCGTCCCCGTGATGAATATGTAAAAATTATCGATGATTATTTTACACATTACGGTTATGCGATCCATAAGGTTGAAACACCTGCAATACATAATAGGGAAAATTTTACTTTTATACAAACTAAAGGTTGCGTTGTTCGGGCCAGTGCAAACAACGAATACGAAGCCTGCAATGCCGCCGCAAGGGCGAAAATTGGAGAGATATTTGATAAAGGTGTTACGTTTTGGGTTGATAATGCGAATGTAGGAAATTATAAAGTTCGTAATAAACCGTTAGAATGATGGAGGTTTAATGTGATACGAAATAGTATGAGTATAACACAGCGATTCCGAAAAGAAGCTGAACGCGAAAATATTGCATCGTATAATTTTTGGTTCAACCGCATTACGGAAATTGCAATGGCGGGTATTAAATATGAGAATTTGCCGCCGGAAATTGACGCAAGATTTATTGAATTAATATTGTGTTTTGACGGAAAAGCACTGTTTTATTACGATGAGGAGCTTGAACAATATGTTGTTTTACAGTTTTACAGTTCATCAACATTTGATATTTACAGAGAGCCGTTTAAGCGAGTAGCGTTTTCGCCTGCTGTAAATTATCGTAATAAAAACCTAACAAATGAAAATTCGGTTATAATATGGAATAATTCAACCCGAACCAATGAAATTTTGGCTTTGCGCTCATATGCAAAACGTATTTCAGAATGTGAACGAATTATCGATGTTAATGTAAAAGGCCAAAAAACGCCGAAAATTATATTGACAGAAGATAGTCAACGGCTTACAATGGAGAATCTTTTCCGACAGTATGACGGCAATATACCCTTTATATTCGGCACAAAAGGTTTAAGTACTTTATCGGAAATAAATGTTCTTGACGTTACAACCCCCTATATCGCCGATAAATTACAGATACTAAAACGACAAATAATTAGTGAAGCCCTAACGTATTTCGGAATAGATAACGCCAATACCGATAAAAAGGAAAGATTGGTGTCCGATGAGGTTACAGCGAATTTCGGCGGCGTTGAGATCGCCCGCTTAACACGTTTGAAAGCCCGCGAAGAGGCAGTGGCAAAAATAAATAAAATGTTTAACTTAAACATTAAAGTTAAGTTTGCTGAAATAGACCGAAAGAATGGAGAGGTTATAAAAAATGAGTAATTATACGTCACAATTACGCTATATTTGCGAAGTACAAAGCGGATTCACACCCGCCGAATTAAACGAAAAAACAATAGATGAAATTATTACAGCGGCGCAACCGAAAATATTTAATTTTAGGTTTCCGATATATGATGAATCATACCGCAATATTTTAGAACATGAAATACTTTTTCATTTTTACACGCGGGAAATCGGCGCTGAAACATACGGACTGTTTAATTATTACCTTGCACGAAAACTCCGTGAAATTATGCCGTACTATAATCAGCTTTATAAAAGTGCAACGCTTGAGTTTAACCCGCTGAACGATGTTGATTATACAGAGGAACATCACGGTTCGCAAGGTGGTGAAAAAAATACTGTAAATACAGGTAATTCATCTTCAACAATGAATGCGGAAAGCAGTCAAAATACAGTAGCCGACAATAATATAAGCCGAAATAACACTGAAAATCAAAATATAACTGATAATGGAAAAGCTACGAACACAGCAACAGCAACGGCGTCAACGACTGAAAATACAAGTCGAACCGCAAACGCTGAATCAAATATCAGCGGTATTGATACGGATGCATACAGCGACACACCGCAAACGAGTGTAAGCGGCGTTAATGGTATAAACGATAATTATTATTTAACAAATTATCGTAAAAAGTCAAATAATACCGCGAATAATAGTGAAACAAGGGAAAACGGAACAAATACCGCTGAAACAACCAGTAATAATACAAGCAATGGAACAAATGAAAACAAGCGCAATTCAAGTACAACGCAAGATTTAAGCGAAGAAAATCACGGCGAAACGTACGGAAACGCAACAAGCCGAACGGAAAACACCGGTCGAACGACAGATAACGGAACAGAAAACTTCAATAATACTGATGAATATATAAATCATGTTATTGGAAAACGAAATAGCGCAACATTCAGCGCAATGTTGCTTGAGTTCCGAGAAACAATTATAAATATTAATAAAATGATATTCGATGAACTTGAAGTATGTTTCATGAATATATATTAATCGGAGGTTTATATAATGAATACTATAAAAGGTAAAGAATTGGAAAAGGTTAAAATTCCGCTTAATTCGGTTTATACTCCAGTCATTCCTTGCGTACTTGACGGCAATTTATCGTTTTTGGAAATGGTATGGAAACTATTGTATCACATAAATATTATCGTTGACAGTGTAAACGCAAATCACGGGGACATTGAGGATCTTGCACAGGCTATTAATGAGCTTGATGCAGATAAATTGAGCGTGATGTGGGTTGAGATTGATGTTGCAACAAGACCGATAAAAGCAAATAAAACTTTCGCTGAAATTGCGGAGGGAATGCGAAGGGGAATTGTGTTTGTTACAACAAAAAACGAAGATGAGATGCTTATTTTCATTCCTATATGTTCATCAAATACTGCTATCAATTTTTTGCGTATTGATAGTAAAAACGAATTGATTATAAGCATAAGACCAGATGAAAGTGTTACTCTATTCCAATATAGTTTTGCTACAGAGGATCATCCTACAACATTTCAAGAACAAGTAACTTTTAATAATACCGTTGATTTTAATAAGTTTACTGAATTTCACGAAACAACGAGATTTTATAAATTAATTACCGCCGACAGCGGAATTACCGTTCCGACAGCAACAGCGGCAAGCGGGCGCGGGCTTGCGGCAAACTTAGAATATGTAGGAAATGCTTGTTCCGAAACGCTGACAGCGGCGAAATCATATGCTGATACACAAGATGCAGCGGTTCAAAAAGCGGCCACAATATATACTAATACTAAATGCGGCGAAACACTTGCGGCGGCGAAAACATATGCAGACACACAGGATATAACGATCCTTGCAAGTGCAAAGGAATATACCGACAGTAAATTTGCACATGTGTCAATTGTAAAAAATGCTGCTGGAACACTTAAAGCCGATAGCACGTTTTCTACAATTTACCTTAATATAACAAGAGGGAATGTTGTTGATGTTAAATTTAGTTCTGAAAATAATCGTAATTCAACGTATATCATGCGAAATACGATAATCACGCCAACAAAGTTAACTTTCATCGGATATGATGAAACCACAACAATTCATACTTGCACAATTGACAGTGACAACAATATCACATACACATAATATGTTTTAGTAAATTGGCAAAAATGGTTGCAAGATGAAAAGAAGTCTGCTATAATAGCATTGTGCAAAGGGAAAGTCTTTTCAGCAACAAAATTTTTTCTTGCCTCCTTCGTTTTAAGATCGCAACGGGCCATATCGGTTATAGGATATGGCCCTTGCGTTTTATTGTGGTTTACTTATTTAATCTATATCTTTCATCGGCATTAATATTACCCTTGAGAATAAAACTTGAATCTGCAAATATTTATAATCCCCTCCAACGTTCGAAACAGTGGTTGAGCTGTTCGATTCCAAAGCATACTTACCCTGCACAAAGGTTACTTTTCCGCTCTCAATCCCATAATTTTTGATTTATAAACTTTCATTTTAGTTATCCTCCTTTTCGTAACCGACAAAATACACGTCACGTTCACGGTAGAACGTAAGTTTTACATTATCCATTGTGAAGTTTGTTACACCTTTTCGCCACATTAAACGATAAACTGGTTTATACCAAAATTCAACTGTTTCATTTAGTTCAAAAAATTCATCAAGAGTTCGTTCTACAGTTTCATACAATGAAATCATGGTAATTTTCATTTCTTTTCATCCTCCGTTAATATATCTTTAAGAACATGAATTGCTATATTAAGTGTTTTCAGATCATTCTGAAAAATGTCGGCATCGGGAAAAAAGTCCGTATGTGCGATTCTGTATCAACGCGAATCGAAATTAACTGTTTCAAAGCGTCCGAAATTGTCATTTGCCTATCACCTCCAATTTTTACCGTATACACGTTTTGCGTTATCCTCAATTGCGATGGCAAGATCACCGTAACACTCTGCATATTCTTCATAATGTGCTATCCAATTACGCCGATAATCACCCCATACTTCTATTGCTATTCCGCAAAATTCTTTTACACGTTCCAATTCATAAGCATTCCCGTTGTAGTAAGCAAACGGAACATAAATTCGATAAATATGATCTTTATCGGTTTTGTTCGTTTTGATACCGCTTTTATACAAAATACCATTTTTGTATCCCCTATCTCTGATAAGTTGGAGCGTTATATATTGCGCCGTATCATAATCCTTACAAAGCAAACATTGGCAAAATGTATTGTTTTCATCCTTCCATACAAGAAGAAATTGTGTAGGTTCGTAAGGGTTGCCCTTTAATTTCAACAAATAAGACTTAGTCATTGATGATACCTCCCGCAAAAAGTATTGATAGTACGCCTACTGCCGCGCTTACTATTGTACAAAACAACATTTTTATGTTGTTGTCGTCCGATGTTATCGCGGTGTATAGACACATGCCGCACATGACGAAAGCGGACAAAGCGATAAAGATATACAAAATGAATTTCATGGTTTTTCCTCCTCTATGGGTTCTTCAATTTGCTGTTGAGTTGATAACATATATATTAACCGTTTATTGTGGACTATGAGTTGATTGCCTCTATAATATGATACTTCACAATAAAATCCGTTTCGAACTTCGCGATTTAATTTCCGATACGTCTCGCTAAAATTCATTTCATTTCCCTTTCGCGCGTTTTACGGCCGCCGCCCCGATTTGTGGCTGGTCTCCCTTGACCACGCCTATAGTATAGCACATATGGATCGGGATTGCAATAGGCTCGGAAAAATATATAAGGAATGAAGGATAGTATAATGCGTTTGATTGATTGAGTTTTTTCTATTGTGGATTGAAGGAATAGAATATATCTTTAAAATTGTTTGGTATATAATTGGTAAGTATTAAACTATTATATTGTTATTATGTGAAATTTGATGAAATATATTTTGAAATTGGGATTGTATTGTTATTGTATGGTTGTTTTATGGATTGGTTGCATTGGAATATATTGTTGTGGAGGGATTGTATATTATAGCTGGTAAGTTGTATATATTATTACATTTTATTGGGGAAGATTATATATAAAAAAAGGGAGTCCTCCTACT